TTCTTAGTAGTCTGCCACTGCAGATTCTTCCTCTTCATAATGATCAAGTCAACGATTGCTTGGTTGTACCAACAGAGATTCCTGATGATCTGAATATAGTGAAAGCTTATGCTATCCCCGAGCCCCTAAAGGTTCGTATGATAACTAAGCCGCACCCATATTGTCACGTTCTAAAACGTTTACAATTGGCACTATTTTCAGGTTTAAAGGAATATCCATTGTTTCAACCAAACTACAATCCCAATTACAATATGAATAATATCGTTAATTCCGGAAAGCTTTTGCTCTCGGGGGATTATAGCAATGCAACCGATGGCCTTAATTATGATGTTTCACAAGCAGCAATGTTTGTGATACAAGAAGAATTACAGCACCTCGGTGAAGATTACCTTGCAAAGGTGGTCGAAATTGAGGGTGGTCGGCATCTAATCCAATATCCTGACTGGACTGGAGTCCCCGATACTCTGCAAATGACTGGTCAACTCATGGGTTCACTTTTATCATTCCCAATTCTATGTTATGTAAATGCTTTCATTTCATTGAAAGCTACACAACGTCAAATTGATACTGAAGAAATGTTTATCCATGGTGATGATCTAGTCTGCACTCTTGACAACATGGAGCAATACCATGAATGGACAAGATTGGCGAAGTATGTGGGATTTGGTCTATCCGTAGGGAAATGTTACTTGTCATACGACTTTTGTACATTTGATTCTCGGCTTTATATTCGAGGTGCTAATGAAGCATCTCTAGTATCTGGGTTTAAATCAATCCAGGGTAAGCATCTTAACAAAGTTGCGAACCTTTTGGATGGAAATTTCCCAAAAGCTATGATTATCAGTATGTATAAAGAGGAGTTGAGAAGAACATCTCGTTCTATAGACAGACCCAGTACACTGTTTGGATTGGGTAAATTTCATAAGTATACCCGATACTATGAGACACATCACATTGAGAAGAACATTGATTCTAAGAACTGTCAAGCTCAAGCACTATCACATTTGCTTCCGAGAAGAATTAGTTTAAATACCTGGGAAATTCCCACTGGTGTTCAACATTTCTCTAACGGAGCAACATGCTTTAGTGTTGACTTTGACAAGATTCTACAACAATTGAAATACTTAAAATTTAAGTTTTCTCCAGTTGCCAGTACTACTTTCGATCAGTACTGGATGAATCAGGAACCAAATGTCGTAAAAGACGAATTTGGTCTTTCTTCTGAACGTGCGGTGCACAGAATATCGAAGCAACTACAAAAATTGCCCTTTGAATTAGATTTGTTAGGTTTGACAAAGAAATGCAAGACAAACGTCTTTCATTGTGAGGGAGACTTTAAACTCTCTTACACTTCTTTTCTCATCGCCAAGGTTCCTCGTTCCTACGAAGAGCTGGGTCCAATATTGATACGGAATGATCCGGTTGTTAATAATCCTTAAGGAAG